AAGTCGTTAGGTAAAAAAAGACGGTGTTATTATATTCCTAAAAACGAAAATATATTTTGTCATAACTGCGGGTGGTCTGGTAAGCCGTTAAGATGGATAAAAGAGGTATCAGGTACTACAGATAAAGATATAATTAAAGAATTAAAAGATCATGTTCCGGACGCTGAAGATATTGTTGAAAGAAGTGAAGATACTAAACCAAACTTTAAAGTCACTACCTTACCTAAGGATAGTATTAATTTGTCTGATGAGCTTCAGCTTAACTTTTATAGTAACAGCAGTGTTGTT